CCCGAGGTCGTGGCGTCCGCCGAGACGACGGCCGACGTGTAGAGCATGTCGGCCAGGTACTTCAGGGCCGCCGGCACCAGGACGATCGCCGGCGCCGCGTAGACCGGATCGCCGTCGGCGTCGACCATCTGGACCAGGGCGGCTTCGGCCGCGGCCAGGCCCTCGACTCCGAGCGGGTTCGACGTGATCTTGTTGCCGCGGCCGGACGTGTAGAAGACGTCCGAGGCTTCCATGACGACGCCGTACAATGCCTTCTCGACCGCGATCTTGGCCTTGCGGCCGAGGAGCGACGTGAGCTGCGTGAGGGCGTTGGTGTCGTCGTTGATGACGGCCTGCCTCGGCAGGACCAGCATCTGACCGCGGGTGTCCAGCTTGTTCGTGTAGCTGGTCTCCCCGAGCTTCCCGTGCTTGATCTCGCCGGTCGGCCCCACCACGGCAAACTCGCCAGTTTGGTCGAGGCGGTAAATCGTGTGCCTATGGAAATTGGAAAAATCTGCCTGCTGCGCGATCCGCTCGTAGGTCGCGTTGACGGCCGTGAACGAATCGAGCAGGACCTTGTTCGCGACGTTGCCGAGCAATCCCGGCAGACTCACGCTGGAGTAGCCGGCCCGGATGTTCCGGGCGTGCTCGACGACCGCCGAGTAGAGCTCGCGTCCGCCGTGCGGCGCGGCGATCCCGTCGGCGGCCAGCGCCATCGCGAAAATCCCGTGCAAGCCGTGTCCACGCAGTTTCCAGGCATGCTCGACGACGGCCTCGCCGTAATCGCGGTCCTTGGACAGCCGTTCGTCCTTGACGCCGCACGCCAGGCACAGCGCGGCCTCGAGGACCTGCTGCGTCGGCGGGGCGGGCTGGCGCGAGTCCCTGGACCCCACCCGCGGCCGCGTGAGCCGCAGGATGGCGAGTTCCAGGTCCTTCACGGGCATCCGGTCGGCGATCGCCTTGATCGACAGGGTGTCGAGCGCCTCGAGGTCGGCGCCCTGGACGCTGGCCGCCTCCTCGATCATCGCGGAGATCTGCCGCTGCCGCTCGCGTTCCGCCTTCGCGCCGGCGATGATGCTGTCCACGTCGCGGTTGCCGGCGCCCGTCCCGTCGCCGGACGCGGTCGCGGTCGTTCCGGCCGCCTTGGCCTTGGCCGGTTTCTTGCCGGCCTCGGCGGCGTTCTCGGCGTCGTACGTCGCCCGCAGCGACGCCTGCTGCGTCTCGTCGAGGTTCGCCAGGACGAAGCCTTGCCCCTCGAGCCATTTCTCGAAAGTCAACATGGATGTCTCTCCTGTCTTGTGTTGGGCGGCCACGCGGACGCTCGTCTGCGAGTCGGCCCCAAGGTCCACGAACGAAATCTCCCGCAGCGTCGCCTTCCGGACGACGTTCAAGGGCCCTTTGAAGTCGCGGCCGTTCACGACCACGGACTGCTCTTCCGCGACAAACTCGTACTGATCGACGGTCGTCCCGATCGACGCCTGCCAGGGGAAGCCGTTCTTGGCCGACGCCACGACCTCCTTCGCCGCCGCGGTGTCCCGCGAGACGAGGCCCGTCGCCACGAGGTTTCCCGCCTCGACGGCGATCCTGTCCGTGTGCCCGACGCCGTCGGCGATCTCGTGGGCGAAGCGGACCGGCCGGCTCTGCGACGGGATCTGGAGGCCGGCGAGGTCGAGCACCACGGGGTACCGCCAGCCCCCGATCCGCATGGGCCCGCCCGTGTAGGCGACCATGGAAAATCGCGGCAGCTTCGGCGAGCCGTCCTTGCCGGCGGCCGCCGCCTCGATCGTAACGGCCCCCGGATCGGAGAGGATCGTCAGGGGAGGCTTGGCTTCCTGTTTCGCGGCGTGGATCGTGCGGCGTGTCATGCTCGCCCTCCAGGTTGAGCGGCCGGCTGCCCGCGACCGCGCTCGGGCGCCTGAGAGCCCGAAGGTACGGCCGGCCTGCCTGCCGGCGAGGCAGGCTCCGGCTCGCGCTGGGGCGTCCTGGGGGCGGCGGGCCGCGGGAATATCTCAGCCAACTTCTTCTCGACGCCGAGTTCCTTCGCCCGTTGCTTGAGTTCCGTCTGCCAGTCCTTGCCCGTCTTGGCGTACTCGGCCGCGAGCGTGGTGGTATGGTTCTGGAGCCGCACGGATTGGGCGTTGGCGTCCCGCTCCGGCTCGAGGTATTCGTACGACGATTCCCACATCCACTGGTGCGGCGCCTCGGCGATGACGCCCACGGCGAAGTCCACATCCTCGTAGACCTTCACGCCCTCGGCGAGCCAAGCGGTGAGGATGCGATCCACCACGACCGCCTCACAATGCGCCTGGTCGACCCCGACGCTTTTCAGATACAGCCTGTGGTCGAGTTTGCCGGCGGAGTAGGACGAGTCGCCCGAGTCGCACGCGGCGATATTGTACGGCATGTTCACGCAGCGGCCGATCTCATTGATGATCGCCCGCTTGAAGTCGAAGTAGCTGGTCGCGGGTTGCTCGGCGCGGACCTGGGACGGCTCCCAACCCTCCGGGCCGAAGACGGCCATGTTCTTCTCGAACTCCATGGTCGTCATCGGCACGACCCCGGCGCACTCCCCGCCCGCCGGCGTGCTGGTCTTCATAAAGACGGCGATGTCGGCTGCGGACTCGGCCGCCGCGATCACAGCCAGCGTGTAGCGGCGCAGCTGCGCGAAGAGGGGCAGGGCGGGAAGCAGGTCCGGCAGGCCCCGGCGTTGGCCCGGCCTGTCGGCGCGGAACCAGTGGATCACGTTGGCCGCCGCGACCCGATCGCCGTCTGCCCCCGTGGCGGAGTCGGAGCCCGGGTGGTTCTTTAGGATGTGGTACGTGGTCGGGTTGCCCGCGTCGTCGTACTCGATCCCGTCGACGGCGTTGGCCTTCGGCGCTAGGCCCGACGGCGCGGCGACCTGGTCGGCCTCGATGAGCTTGAGGTCCATCTTGACGGCGGAGGCGAGAGCGGGGTTGCTGAACAGGAGGGCGAATGCCTCGCCGTCCTGCGCCCGGGCCATCCGCATCGTGCGGAGCTTGGCGGCGAGGTCGGTCGCCTTGGCCCAGACCGCGAACTCCCTTTCGAGTTTCGAGTTGACCTCCTCGTCGTCCGTGAGCATCTGGAGGCGCGGCCCGTTGCCGATCACGTCGTTGGCGAGCGTCAGGACGATGCCCCGCCCGTACGTGTTGTTGGCCACCTCGTACCGGGCCCTGTCGCGGAGGATTTTCCGGACGGACGGCGAGGCCGCCTTGTCCGGGTCCAGGCCGTCCGCCATAGCCCAATGGCGGCGGTTGGCGTCCGTGGTCTGCGCGGAGTCGAACTTCCCGCGAATCGGGGTCTGCCCCAGGAGTTGCAACGGCGCGGCGCGTTTCCGGCGGAGGAAGCCGAACATTAGACCGACCCCGGCGGGACGATCCGCATGCGGCAGAAGCCTTTGGCGAAATCGGCCGTGGCCCGCTTGGAGGCAAGGTGCTTGTCGGCCTCGATGAGCTCGGTGAGGGACCGCGCCTTGGCCGACACGCCGTCCACGCTCGCCGACTCCGGCTTCGTCGCGGCCTGCTCGATCGTTTCCGACAGATCGCCGTCCGCCATCGTTTGCCCCATAAAAACGCCGCACGGGTGGCACGGGCCCCGTGCGGCCTTTTGCAAAAGCGCGGATTCCGGCGTTGCGGCCGGCTCGCGCGATCACGGGCGGATCATCGGCAGTCGGCGCGGAGAAAAGGCGGGAAAACACCCCGAGGTTCTACCGGTAGACGTTGGAGGGTCAAAATTCCGGGCAAACGACCCCCTGGACGGTCGCCGCCAGCCGGAAGGCGGCGGCGTAGCGGGCCGCGAAATCGCCGAGTGTGTACCGCTCTCGCACGCCCGCGGCGGCCGCCTCGCCCAACCGGCGGCGGAACGGTTCATCCTCCAGGAGGCGGCCGACGGCGGCGAAGGCCTCCGGTACGTCGGAGACGAGAAGGCCGTTCCGGCCGTCGTCGATCTGGTCGAGGATCCCCCCGCGGCGGTCGCCCACCACCGGCAGGCCCGCCGCGAGCATCTCCTGGACGGCGATCCCGAAACCCTCCGTGCAGGCCGTCATGTAGAGCCCGACGTCCAGGCCCGCCAGGAAACGCCACTTGTCCGGCCCGAGCCTTGGCGGAAGGAGGCGGACCTCCGCGCGGCAGTTGGCGAAGCGTTCGACAAGCGGGGCCATGCCGTAACCGCAGAACCGGATCGGTCGCAGATCGTTGAGCCTGTTGAGCGTGGCCACCAGGTGGGGCGTGAACTTTTCGCCCCGCCCGCTGGCGATGCAGCCGACCTCCACGGGCCGGTCGGGGGCGATGGAGTAGTCCGTTTTTCGGATCGGCGCCGGCTCCATGCCCGGATGTAACGAGGGGAGGTTCTTGAGGCCCTGTTTCACACGGAGCCACTCCGTGCCGGCGGCGTTGACGGAGCAGGCCAGCGTGTGGGGCGCGTACTGGCCCCGCGATGCGGGAAAGCCGTGGTAGACGCTCAGCGTCGGGCGCCGAGTGACGGTCGCGCCCGGGGCCGAGAGCGGCTGATTATGGTAGACGACGACGTCCACATCGTCGGCGAGCGGCCAATCGTGGAAGCTGAAACTCGTGGGCGCGATCCCGAAGGGCCGCAAGAGATCGAGCGCCTCCGGCTCGATCGACGCGCGGACGGCGATCCGGTGCTGCCAATCGGCCGAACAGCCGATCAGTGCCGCCAGGTCGTGCTCCAGGCCCCCGATCCACCAGAGATGCACGTAGTGCTGCACCACGACCTTGCCCGAGTTCATCGCTTGTGCCCTCGCAGCTTGTACGCGCTCACGCCGCCGATGTGCCGGCAGGCGGACTCCTCCACGTGGGCGACCGTGCGGTCGGAGGCGGCGAGGATCAGCGCGATGCGGTACTCGAACTGCGGCAGCCTCGCCGGCAGGCAGGCCCGCACGGCGTCGCCCCAGTGCAGGTTCGGGTTCAGTGTGAAACCCGGCCAATGGCTATCGTCGTCGTCTCCCTTCCGCCGGCGGCCCCTCCGGCTCGCGTGCAGGCGGTACGGCACCGCCGAGCCCGTGACCCGCTCCTGGCACGGGTGGTGCACGAGGCCGACCTGTGCGACCGACTCGTCGTGCCGCAGGACGCACAGGCCGTCGTGGATCAGGTTGCCCTGGCGGAAGAAGAGCCAATCGTCCTCGATCCACAGCACGAGCGGCGTGTCGATGGCCTCGTAGGCGATGTTGACGGATTCGTGGTGGCCCCGCCGCTTGTTGAAGATGATCTCCGGATGCGGCCACGCCGCCGCCATGACCTCGCGCTGCTCGATCGGGGAGCCGTCGTCGATCACCAGCCAGCGGTTGACCTGGTCGGCGTCCACGAGGTTTTTCCGCAGGGTCGCCATCGTCCGCGCGTAGAGTTCCGGGCGGCGGCAGGTGGTCGTGACGGCCGTTATCGCCGGCAACCGCCGGACGTGTTTGCGCCCCGGCGGACGCGAGAGGCCGAAGAGGATCTTCGCCGCCGTTTTTGCGCCGCCGCCGCCCAGGGCCGGCATTCGGCAGTACTCGTCGCCGAGGATTTCCAGGCGGGCGCCAACGGGCGGGCGTCGCCAGAGCCGGCAAAGGACGTCGTGGTCGCTCGAGACGTTGTCGGTCGCCTCGCAGGCGTCGGCCCACGCGCGGGCGAAGGCGAGGGCCGCCGGCGTCGCGTTGAACCAGATCACCGTGGCGCCGATCGGAAGGTCTCCGCGGTGGAGGTCCAGGCGGACGGCCGCCACGTCGCATCGCGCCGCGAGTGCGTCGAGTTCAGCCAGGCCGGCGCAGATCTCAGAGTCGGCGTCCACCCACAAGAGCGGGCGGCCGAGTTCCGCCAGTGCGTCGGCGATCACGCGCGGCTTCAGGCCGCAGGTGTCCAGCCAGCACGCGGCGGGCGAGAGTTCGCGCGCCAGGAAGGGCAGGCCGAACCGCCCGCACTGCTCGCCCAGATTGCGCGCCAGGTCGCGAAAGTAGTTCTCGCCGGGGCGATCGGCGTGGAACGTCAGGACCATTGTGTTCATGTCTTGGGAAAACCTTTCGTGGGCAGGAGGATCACGTCGCGGGTCTCATCCGGCGAGATCTCGATCCGCTCGTAGCCGTGGCCGAAGAGAAACTCCAGTTCCGCGACCTTCTGCCGCCACATCTCCATGCTCGAACCGCGGCTGAGTTCCATTACGATCGCCGGGCGATGCTGGAGGATCGTCTGGCGCCCGCCGGCGAGGACGTGGCCCTCCCAACTCTCGACGTCGATCTTCAGAACGTCCATGCGACGCACCGAAAAGTCGTCGAGCTTCATCAGGCGGACGATGACGGGCTTCATGGCCTGATCGGCGTACGTCGCGTCCAGCGTGTTCCACCCGAGGTTCTCCCCGTGGACGTATAGCGTGGCCCAATCTGTTACATCGCTGAGACCGCACTCATAGACCACAACGCGGGTGCCCTTCAGCGTCGCGGTCGCGGCGCAGATCCTGGCGTAGCCGCCGCACGGCTCGAAGCAGATCGCGCTCGCCCGCGGCCGCTCCTGGAGGACCAATTCCGTGACCAGACCGATGTTGGCGCCCACGTCGACCAGGACGCCGTCTGCCGGCAGATGTTCCAGGACGGCCGCGGCGATCCTCCGGGCCGAGGGCATCAATTCGGCCCGCCACGCCTCGATAGTTTTCATGTCGCCTCCTTCGGGCACGGGTCGAGGCCCTTGAACCTGCGCCGGTTGGCCGTCGTCGTGGCGGGCGTCTTCCAATCGCCCCGGTATTCGTTCTTCACGTGGTACAGGCTGAACGCCGCCTCCGTCCGGATCGCGCCTCGGTATCGCGGGCCGAAGTGCTCCACAATCCTCCGCAGCATATCGAGGTCTTCCCACCCGCGGCCCACGTACCGTTCGTCCCAACGGAGGCCGCCGAGCGCCTCGCGGCGGATAGAGAACTGAGAGTTGCCGATCACGCTCCCGGCGGGGTCCGCCGGGGCGACCTTCGGATTGTTCCGGACCTCACCATACGCCTCGTACGCCCGCGGGGCCCGCGCGTAGACGCCCTCGTCGAAGAGCGCAAGCCACTGCGCCTCACCCGCGATCCGCGTTCGCGGCGGGAGATAACGGACGCGGTAGGCCAGGAGCGTCACGGCGGGATCGTCCAACGCGACGATGCCGGCGAGCCAGAGCGGGCCGACCACGGCGTCGGCGTCCAGAAACGTGAGGACCTCGCCCCTGGCCTCGGCGATTCCCCGGTTCAGCATCGCGCACTTGGCGAAGATCGGCATGGGCCGCTCGTCGGCGATCACGCGGACGCGGGCCGGCACATCGAACGGTTCGGCCGCGTGGCGGTTTTCGCTGCCGTTGTCGACGATCAGGACCTCCCACGCCGGCACCGTCACAGCGAGGCCGGCAAGTCGGGCGTCGGACCATTCGACCGACCGCACGCACTGCCGCAGGTTCTCGTGCCTGTCGCGATGCGGGATGATGATGCTGTTCATGGTCAGTCCGCCCGAAACGGGATCGCCCGCCAGCATTCCGAGAGGCCCTTCCTCGCGTGGCGGTCGAGGAAGATCGCACACCGGCGGACGCGGGGCATTTCCCCCGGCGGCACACCGTAGAGTTTCACGCCGGCACGCCCCAGGCCGTCGGCGCCGCGCCCGACATCGAGGTTCACGGCGAGGTGCACGGCCGCCAAGGCGCGACTGATCTTCGCGCGGCCGCGGGGGGACCGGTCGCCGATCAGGTCCTCCGCCAACTCCGCGACCGAGAGGCCCGCCGGCGCCACAGGCAGGGTCCAGAGGACGTCGAGCGCCAAGTCGTCAAGGTCCACGATCGGTTCCATTTGTGCGACGGCCTCACGCGGGCCGCTCCATCTCGACCGTGCTCAACCGTCGCCCACAGTATCGGCACTCCCGACGGCGGAGGATTCGCCCCTCGGTGAACGCCCGCGTGTAGAGGACGTGAAAATGCCGGCAGCCGCAGGCCGGGCACTCGATCCCCACGGCCGGTTCCCTGGGCGCGGGCCACGTCGGCCGGGGTCGGACCTCCTCGCCCGCCGCGCCCGGCTCCGGCGTCAGGTTCGCCTCCGGCGTCGGGTTCGGCTCCGGCGCGGACTCCGGTTCCGGTTTTTTCCGCCTGCCTTCGCGTGTCGGCTCGCGTTCTGTCCGCTTGCGTTTTCGAGTCATCACTTCCTCCGCAGATCCGCCTGCGTGTAATGCTTCCGCACCCGCGTCGGCGTCCCCTGGCCGGCACCCTTGGCACCGCAGACGCTCGCCGCCGCCGCGCAGCCCACCAGGCAGTCCAGCCAGTGGTTGTCCGGGCGACTCGGCAGCCACAGCCACTCGTGAACCGTCCCGTACGGCCCGGTGACCTCGACCCACCGCTCCGACCGCGCGACGTGCTCCGCGAAAAGCTCGTGGTCCGTCTTGGGGCCGCCATAGATCGCGATCCTCCCCCGCTCTCCGGCCGGCATCGC